AACCAAATGCTGGTTCTAATTTGTATCCTGCTTTCTTTAGTGGTTCTAATAATTCTGAATGTTTAGATAGTCTAATTCGTCTTATATAAAATCTACTCTCAGGATAATGTAAACCTGGTGTCGCGCCTGCCAATAATGATACAGTTCCACTTGGTTTTATTGAAGTCGTTTTTTTCGACTTCGGTATTGCAAACCAATCTGAATACATTTTATCCCACGCTTGAATAACGTCATATCCGTTCTCCAACCAATTTCTTAATTCATCTAAACCTCTGTTTGTGATAAACTGAGCAACGCCGCTTACTGAACAACCAATTCTACGATTTCTTAACATCACTCTGTTTGTATCACTCCAATGAGTTTTACCAAGTGTTACGGTCTTAGCATACAAATAAGCATATTTTAATGTACGAGCATAATCCTCATATGAATCATGATTATTTGGAAAGGTTTCTACAAGACAACACAACTCATATGACTCAAGTGTTTGTTCCAGACAATTATGGATAAACAAACCAGATGAACACAAATACTTATCATCCAAAGTAGATGTTATCACACCAAAATTATGTGTATCTTCAACAATCATATCATAAACATCTTCATATCCATAAAACTCAACTGATGCAACTTTATGATTCCAAATACCCTGATTGTCCATTCCTCTTTTAACATTGGAACAAGAATAACTACAAGTTTTTCTTTTGGATGCTTGATATTCTGTAAGTGTTTTGTATTCATTACACACAGGACAATTCCAATCAACCCAAACTGTTTTTTCTTTCATCTTCTTTGATATGTGTTTTCTAACTTCATCTGTCATACCATTTCTAATTGATTCAACCATGAAATCTCTTTGGGTTTCCCAATTTTCTTCTGATTTTTTACCAATCTTTTTTAATGTAGATTTTTTATGATGTTTACCATACATACTATTTCTTTCACCAAAATGACCACCATTTTCAAGAGTAGTTTTTTTCATCTTTTCTACATTTACAGGGTCATGCATTGGATTTTTATCTAATCTATGTAATCTACTATGTTCCGATTGAGTTATTACATCTAAATTATCCCACCTGTCATTTGTCTTATCAAAATCTTTATGATGAATTGCATATTCTTTTGGATTGGGCATATAACCAAGTTCATGCTCTGTAATCAATCTATATTGTCTTATACCACTTACTCTTTTACCAGTTCCTCTTATGTTCCTATAACCTTTGTTGTCAAAACTATTAAATGGAAATACTGATTCGCCTTTTTGTAAATCTTTAAGTTCTTTATATTCACCATTTCTCAACATAATTTTATGGTCAGGTGTAGCTAACAAATTAGAACCGTCATCTAATGTTAGTTTCCATATTTCAGTATTTTCTTTTGTTTTCCAAGTTTTAGTTGATTGTTTAATAACTACTTTACCATTTTCATCAACAGAATAAACTGGATATTGAGTACCAATCAAATCTTTAATTGGAACTGCATTTCTACCATCAGCTACTGCCACTAATGTATCACCAACTACACAAGGATTACCACCCATAGCTCTGTGGTCTTTATCATCTCCACCATTTTTCATTCTTGAGTAGTGTCTCATATTTTCTAACCACGCTAACCCTGGTTCTCCATTATCTGAAATTCTTTTTGCTACCTCTGTATAATCCATACCAAGTTCTGCAAAGATAGAGTTATTTGATGTCCATCCAAATTGTTCTCTGTGTGGATTTACTTTATAATTTTTTAAATCTAAGTATTCTTCATTATGTGGGTCACCAAATACAATCTCTGCAGTTCTTCTAACATTACCTGCTACAACACACTTACCAATAAGGTTCATTATGTCCACAATAGTCGTTACTGTAATTGGACTATTTGTATTATTATCCAATACACCTCTAATATCTTCGTGAATTTCTTCTAATGGTTCATGTCCACTCGAAACACCACCAAAACCTTTGATTGGCTCTCCAGCAGGTCTGACTTTTGAATAATCAAAATCAACTTGGGCAGTTCCATGAAAATAACTTTCTAACAATAGTCTAAGAGATTCTACCCAACCCTCTCTTGTGTCAGGTATTTGAAAAATTTCTACTTCACGATTTAAGTTAGGTTCTTTTATAAAAATCTCTCCTGCACCTTTTGTATCAAAACCAACTCCAACACCTAACATTGATGCGTCCATAAGGAAACAAAATGGTTTTGAATAATCTTCTTTAAGTGTAGCAGTAGATACGAATGCACAATTATTGAGTGCCGCGTATAACTTCTTTTCTTCTGTGATTGGTGTTCCCATTGCCCACAATCCACGACCTGGTGGTAAGAACTTCATATTAAAAATTCTATCATACATATCTTGAGCTGACTTCTGCGCTTGCCAAGGATTCCAACCTAACAAATGAGATTCTATGTGAGACATTTGCATCGAGTATGTTCCCTCTACAACCCTTTGAACGGTTTCCCACCATCTTTCATTTTTTCCGTTTTCTTTAATTCTTGAATAGGTTCTCATATAAACTAATTCACCTAATCCATTAAAACCAAAAGGTGGCGTCTTTCGTTTATATTTATTTATAAATTTATCAGATAATTTAAATTTTTCCATTCCACCTACTTTCCTATGACCTTTTTAGACCAATATTTTATTTTTTTATTATCAAGAATTTTTTCTCGATGTTTCCAATAATATTTCTTCTGTCGAGCTCTTCTCGCCTTAATTCTATCAAGCTCAGTTATGTATTTTATTTTACGTCCCATTTTTTCCCAAAATAAAAGTAGGGAAGAAAGTTTTTCATATTTTTTTATGAAATTTTTTCTTATTTCTTCCAATAATAAGTACCATATATATTACAAAATTATTCGAATCCTTCTATCTTTTTATCTGAAGGTTTTTCTTTTTCATCAGTTTTATATGCTGCGTAAACATTCGCCGCGGTTTGTCTTAAAAAATCCTCTGAACTTTTCATTTTCTTTGTAGCTTCTGAACCCATTTTTGAAGTTGGACGATGTATATCAATTAATCCTATTGTAGTATTCATACTTACAGGATAGGTTATACCATCAACACCAAATCTATTTTTTATAATATGACACCGAGCCGTATTAGCTGCTTTATCCTCAATTTTTCTCGATATACTTAAAACAAAATCTGCTGTCATAACTTTAGTATAACTCTCCGCGACTTTTTCTGCCCCAATAACATCTTCCTCTAATGATGAACGATTTGCTTGTGATGCTGTCCATATAGGAACTTCCATTTCACCAGCCAATCCTCGTAGGTCTTCATAAATGTTTCCTAACTGAAGTCTTAATTCTTTTGAATGTCCCACATCTCTCATAATATCAGCGTAATCTACAATAACTAAATTAGGTTTAAATCCACTAATCTCACATTGTTTCAAATGTGCATTTAAAGTTTGAACTGTTGCAGACCTGGTTGGAAAATATTTAATTAATAATTGTCCTTTAACTTGTTGTAAAGATTTTTCTACTTCCTCTTTTCTAAATTTTAAATCTCCTGTAGGTACACCTGAAAATATAGTATCATATCGTAATCCAACATATTCTTGGTTTAATTCCAATGTATAATGTACTACTTTTTTTCCAACCTTAATAGCGTTTTGTACTATTTTTTGTAAACACCAAGTTTTTCCAATACCTGCTGGTGCTACCAATACTCCTAATTCTCCAGCACCTAATCCACCATCCATTACTTCATCTATAATATCCCAACCAGTAGAAACAGTTTTTCGAGTAGTTTTAGTCATTCGTTCTTCTAAACCTTTAATATAATCATGACCTAAATCCTTACTCGTACCCGCTTTCATAGCTTCATCTATTCTTACCTTAATACCATCATAGTCTTGTCTTTCTAACAAATCAACACTATCCATTATAGCGGTTTTTAATGTTTGATTTTTACAGAAAGTCAACGCATGTTCTTTTATATATTCAAAATCAGTAGCGTTTCTTAATTGATATGATTCTTTCAAATTATCTATAACGGTTTGTTGTAAAAGATCTGAATTTATTTTTTTAATCTCTATGGATAAGGTTTCCATAGTTGGTGTAGTCTTATATTTTCCAAAATACTCTTTTATATTACGTACTAACCATTTATCCGCATCACTATCGAAATACTCTGGTTCTATAATATCATTAATAGTTTGCATGAATTGTTTATCATTAATAAGTAAAATGATAATTTTCTTCTGAAATGAATGTCCGAAATGTGTTAATGTTTCTGCCATATTAAAAAAAATCGTGTTTAATTAAATTTGCTGGATTAATTGCCTTCTCTACTCTGGATTCAGCACTATCTCCATTGATAAGTTTACTTTCCATTAAAATCAAAAAACTCCTTTGCTTTATTATAAGTTGACACAACTCTACTATTCTTTATAGCTGATTTATTATATTTAAGTGGTGAATTACTTCTCCATTCTATCTCATTCACAAAACTCCAAGACCCATCTGTAAAATCTTTTTTCTTCCAAACCAATTCTTTATCCTTTGGATATGTTCTATTCCACTTAATATCAGTTTCTTTTAACAATCTTTTCTTTTCTCTCTTACTACATAAAAAATAAACATACCTAAATTGTCTACCTCTATAATGACTCCAATTATTTTCAATTAAAAACTCTTTAGTAGGTCTTCTACCTATATTTAAATTTTTCTTATCCTTTAAATAAGATTGAGCTGTTCTTGGATGTACTCTCTCACCAGTATCAGATAGATATAAATCTGTAGTTATAAACCCACCATATAAAAAGTTAGTTGCTTGATAAACATAACCTGGTTTTCCCAATATACCATCTGCCCAAGTATAAATCAATTTTATATCAGGTCTATTCTCCTTAACCCATTTAAACATTTTAGATAAAATTACTGATTCTGAATTTTTAGGTAATTCTTCTAACATACACATTTTACCTATCTCTAAATAGTCTTTAGATTTTAAAGAAGGGAATAAATTTTTAATTGTATTAAGTGGTTGAACTCCCCACCCAAGAGTAATAACCGCAACAAGTTTATTATCAATAAAACTTCCAAGAAAATGTTTAGTTAATCTCGGCATTATTTTTGAATAATGATTATTAAACACAACATCTAACGCACTTACTTCATCTATTTCAACAAAGTCTGATTCTTTTACATTTTCAATTGAATAAAATTCATGTTCACTATTACTCCCCATACAATTCTTTCCTGCGTTTTTCCTCAATTTCCTGCTGTCGTTTTTTTCTGTATCTATCACGTGCTACTTTACGTAATCTTTCCTGATTACGATAGTAATGTTCCATCTGCCATTTACGCTGGGCGTCTTGTTTCTCTTGTTCAGTCTTATATTTAACTTTTATACCCATGACTCATTTTCGCATATCTATTTAATTGAGTAAAATTCTGATTTAACCAACTCTGTAAGTTTGGTAAAGAAGCGAAAAGTTTATCTTGTAAAAACATCTTTTCAAATTCCATTTTATTCAATTGTGTTATAGGTCTATCTATTCCTTCACGTATCCTCAATTTAGTGGAATTTGGTATATCAACATCATGTAACTGCATTAATCTTTTATTAAGATCTAATTGAGATTCACACATCGATATACTTTCAAAAATTTTCATTTCATCTTCCTTACCACGACATGATTGTACTATTTCTTCTATGGTTAAATCTTTATCTTTTTCTTGTATATGTGGAAATCTTTTTATGATAGTTTTTAAGCCCGCACCCTTAACTCCAGGTATATTATCAGATTTATCCCCTTCTAATATCCTATAAGTTAAAAAATTTCTTGAAGGAATACCATATTCTTCAAATATTTTATCTTCATCATAAATTTTCTTTTTAGTAGGAGAATAAATCTTAATTCTATCATTGACAAGTTGTAAAAAATCTTTATCAGTAGAACTAATGACAACATTTTTATCAAAAACTTGTTTAGATAAATAACCAATGGTATCATCCGCTTCAATATTATCTATTGATAAAATACTAAGTGGTAATGTTTCCAAATATTGAACAGTTCGCTGTAACTGTCGTAACATATTAGCTCGTTCTTCTTCTTTATCTGCAAAATCATATGCACGAACAAGTCTTTTATCTGTTTTACGACCTGCTTTATATTCAGGAAATAATTTACGGCGGCGGGTACTCCCACCCTTACCATCAAATACTATAATGGCTCGGGTGGGATTAAAAAGATGAATTACATAACCTATACTTTTTAGAAAACCAACTATTCCCCCAATATGAACACCGTCATCATTGAGAGTTGGTATAACACTAAATACTCGTATAAAAGTATTTAGGCCATCTATAATTAGTACTTTATCATTGAAGTGACCATCATCTAATTTACCGCCTTGTTTCTTTATCTGTTCAAGAATACTTACGTATCTATCATTCATCAAGGGACTCATCTGTAATCTCCACATCATCTATACCAAGAGCGGATTTGTCATATTTTAATATGACTTTATCACATATGAGATTATAAACATATTCCTTTAAATCATTTTCTTCCAAAATTTTGTTGAAATCTTTAGATTGAAATTTCTTTTCATCTGTAATCTCACCAGTTTCGAAATCAATGATAGGTAATGTATACCAAGCACCAGATTGTTTCACTATATCGTAATCCTTCATTACAGTCAGCCAACTACCTTCATCATCTATTCCTGTTTCAAAATAGAGTGGAA